GTATGTCAATTTCATCGGTGTGGTCAAATTTCGTAACGCCGCTTACGTTCTCGATGGATATAGCAAATACTTGAAAGAAAAAAGATACAACGAGAAATTTTATCGATCGTTCGATATCATCGGCAACATCCATGACCACCCCCATCTGCTGAAAGGAGAAAGGCAATGAGTGAGTATGTGCGGAAACAGGCGGTGTTGGAGTGGTTGAACAAGAAATGTCCGACAGCATGGGAAACTATGCAAGCAATTAAATCCGGCGCATTTGACACTCCTGACGACGAAATCCAGCGGTTGAAGGTAGCGTTGGATTGGGTGAAACGGCGATTTGAGGAAGAATGGACGTATGAACTTGGAACCGGCGAAGTGGTAGAAGAAATCATAGTGAAATTTGAAGAAGCCCTATCCGCAACCGAACCGACCGGGGCGGAACTGGTCAAGTGCGTGATTTGCAAAACCGTAGCATATCCGAATGGCCGGTGGAAGAAAGCACATTATGGTGATGTATGTCCAGATTGTCGGAGTGGTCGGCGTATCAAAGCACCGGAAAAAGTTGGAACAGAAGAATGGCGGCATAAACATATTAACGCCTATTGGGCACGGGAAGGATTGATCAAGCATCAAGAAGCAGAAGTCCAGCGGCTTCGGGCGGAAAACGAGCGATATCGGAAGGCGCTGGAGAAAATCGCGGAAATCGACATTCCATATGTGCCTATGACAGATCATTCCGTAATGCGGTTTTATGAACAAGTTGCCCGCGAAGCCCTTGCCTCGACACCGACGGAACCAAATAAACTTAGGAGGATGGAAAGATGAACATCGGAGAGTTTGATCAGATTAAAGCGGCGATGAAAGATTTGGCAGAAATTTTGGCGTCATATAAAAAAGACTTAGAAAAACTAGGATTTTCACCTTTGGAGATCGTTGCGTTACTCACATCGTTTCAAATGACCATGTTGAGCGGGAAAAGAATAACATAAAAACAAGAATTGTTATATAAAAAGCCCCCTACAAAGTTATGTAGGAGGTAAACACAGAACAAGCGTCCCCGCACCTATATATGAAACAACCACGAACTGCTGAAAGGAGAGAAAACGGCGTGACATCAATCTGTTGGAAATGCGGCGAAAAATATCAAACGGCGAGTGTTTCAACGGTATTATGTCCAAAATGCATTCCGAAAGTAACCGTATATTTCTCGGATAGTACAAACATTAAACTGGCCGGACTGGAGGAACCGAACCATGACACGTGATGAAGTGTTGGCCATGAAGCCGGGGCGTGAGTTGGATGCACTCGTGGCGGAATATGTTGTCGGAATGAAAGAACACAGAAAGGCATATCCAGAATCATTTGATGAACGAGTCATCTGGTTTCGTAATCCGCCAAATGTAACAGCGTACTACGTACCGTTTTATTCCACCGACATATCCGCCGCATGGGAAGTGGTGGAGATGTTTTCGTACATCGACATTCATAGGTATGACGACTTCTTTGCGTGTGCGATCTATCCGATTGGCGATTCTGCGGTGATTCGCGCTCGCGGAAAAACAATGCCCGAAGCAATCTGCAAAGCCGCCCTGCTGGCGGTGATGGGGAAATGGCGGTGATGGGTGAATGATCGATAAGTTGAACGGATTGCCCAAAAGCTATGCGATTCCGATGCTTCCAAAATGCTCAAAAAGCGTTTCTGAAATTCTTTGCGTTCGGGAAGGAAGAACATATTACTTCATTGTCTGTAGACAAGGTGATGTTCCGAGACGGCAGAAATGGATGGAACAACTCGAAAGTTCCGGTGCAAAAGTGGCGTTTGTTCGTGATTGGTCGGACGTTGAAAGGGTGATGGAGGTTGATGCCCATGTCTGACACCGAAAAGAAGATCGCGGAGATTCGGAAATCGGCTGAAGAAGCACGGAAAACCGATAGATCGTGGGTTGACGGACAAGATTATGCCGATGACGTCCAGTTCCTTCTGGACGAGTTGGAGAGGTTGGAACGCGAATACGCCGAAGAACGTGCCGCGCATAACGCGCATGTGACGGAGTTGTGCCAACTGGAAGAGAAAAACCGGAAGTTGCTGGAGGAACGGGACGAAGCAAGAAGAAAAGCAGAGGAAGCGTGGAAAGAGATTGATTCACTGGAAGAACAACTCCTATCCGCACAGCAGGACAGGGACAAGCTGATCGAGGGGTTGCGGTGGTATGCGTATGACATCAAATACATGAACTGGCCGTCTGAACTTTGGATCAATCAAGGCCAACGCGCCCGCGACATCCTCCGTGAAGTAGGGGTGACGGTGGAGTGAAATGGATCAGCGTCAAAGAGCGGCTACCTGAAATCGGCGATATTGTGTTGGTATACTATCGGCGCGGCGACTATAGGGGAGCGGATATCATGCGATACATTGGCCGCTGGCTAACTGTTGATCCATTGGTGGAGGTCACCCACTGGATGCCACTGCCGGAGCCGCCGAAGGAGAGCGGGAGGGAGAAAACGGATGAAAATGGACGTAACAACCGCTAATAAGCTGAAGGAAATGTACAACCAATATGTTGGATCGGATGACATCAAATCTCGCGGTGTTGCGACGGGGATTATGTTGGCTGCTGAAGTGCTCGGAATAGACGTTAAGGAGCTGATCATAGACCCGGTGATTAAACCCGGTGACGTTGTACGGCACAAGAAGGATCACAACCTTGTCCTCGGGGTGGTGCGCAGAATCGCGAAAAACGGATTAAGGGCATACGTCACATGGGATCAAACAGATAACCCCAAATTGTTGTGGTCTGTTAGTGCTTATTACCGCCTTGATCTGCTAGAGAAAGTGGAGGGGTGACGTTGGGTGATTGATGTAAAAATCTATCGCCACCTGAAGAAGGGTGATGCAATATGAACCGCGGTGACAAATACCGCCCGGTCGTGACAGTCCTAAAAGTCAAAAACGGCGTGCCTACCGTGATCCGGGTCAGCGGAAGAGAATACGTGTTTCGGCCCAAGGATCAATACGGGAACAGAAAGAAGGGGAAGCGAAAGCGAGGAAGAAACGATGAGCCGTGAGGAAAAACGGGCGTTCTATTCACGGGTGAAAAAGGCAAGCTATCGCGAGTTTTGGGCGTTGATGAATGAGTTTCACACGCGGGCGTATCGGTTGGCAGAACAACATTACGGCGAAGCGATGGACATTGTACTGCAACCGAAACAGAAAAAAGCAGTCGTCGCGAAGGCTCAGGAAATCCGCGAAATGTGGGATGGGATTCACGAGGTCACGGTGGATGTGACGGGAGGCGATGAAGGATGAATCAAGTAACGCTGACGGCTGAACAGCTTGAAATGATCAAGGCCGACATTAAGGCGCAGGTTATCCGGGAACTGACCGGACAGGACGTTCGGTCGGTGCAGGAGCGCTCGAAGCCGCTTCTGGACTTGTGGCGGAAGTACCGGAAGCCGCTTTTCGAGAAGTACGGGGTCGGGACGTATGCGCAGGTCTGGGAGTGCATTCGGAAACTGGCGACGATACGAACCGGCCACCGGTACGTCCGGGATTTGTTGCCGAGCGAGGAAGCGGAGGCGGCTGAGTTTGCCCGGAAACTGCTGGAGTTGATGGGCGTCGAACTGGAGGATGGGGACGATGCTGACAGGGATGAGTAAAAAAAATTTTTCAGAAGTAGTTGCCAAATGGAAACGTTTTGTGTTATGATGTAGCCAGAAGGAAACAAAAAAGCAAATGAGGAGTGAATAAGAAATGGCAAAACGTTTGGAAAAAATCGAAATCCGTGTGAAAAATGCAGGTTTTTACGGTGAAGACGAGAACGGCACGTGGGAGGAAATCCGCGAAGCGCTCGCGGAAAAAGTGCCCGGATGGAGCGAATGCAGCGTGACCAAGCACAGCTACATAGGAGGAAGAAAACACTACTGGGGCGAACTGATCGACGAGAACAGGAACAAGGTTTACACCTTCTACGCCGTGTTTGACGCGGAAGAAGGCGAAATAGAAGTACAAAAAGCATGAAGCCCGCCGGTCTCGCACACCAGCAGGCTTCGGGGAGAGTGACTTTTCTTGGTCTCCTCTCCCCTCCATCATAACACAAAACGGAGGGAACGAACAATGCAAGTCAAGTTTGTCTGGAACGGGATCAAGGTTGATGGCAAACTCTATCGCGCCTATTACTGGTCGTGCACGTCCCGCAATATGCCTGAAGGCACGATTACCATCCGCGCAAAAGATTACGCCAGCTTTCCGGAAATTCCGGGACTGCGCATTATCAACGAAACTGATCTGATGACGGACTATTTCGATCACGACCGGGTTTACGTCACACCCAAAAACCACTGGTATCCGCAGGTGCTGGAAGCGTATAACAGAGCACAGGAACACCGCGAGCGCATGAGGAAACGGGCTTGACACGTTGACGCCGGGACCGCTCCGAAAGGGGCGCGGCGCTCAACCTGCGGAAGCAGGAAAACACACGAAAGGATGATCAAAATGGAAAAGGTTAAGATTCGCGTCGAGTACAAGGCTGGCGAAAGTCGCTACATCAAAAAGGCTGTCGATTGGATGCTTGCAGTCGTTCCGGTCTATGAGGGTGGTGTCCATGTTGACGACGTGGAGCTGTACGCTGAGGCGGAAAATCCGACGTGGAACGAGGATGGGGGCTATTATGAAGATGAGCGGGCGACTTTCGAGGAGCTGAAGGCGGAAATCTTTGATCAGGCGGAAGAAAAAGGCATTGATCTTTCACAGTATGAATTGATCTATGAGTGATCGCAGGGCTAGGGAGAGCGCCGAGAATCCCGGCGCGGCCGCATCAAGCGGCCTCCGCTCAACCTGCGGAATGCAGGAAAAATTAAGTCCGCCACAATACGGCAAAGGGGTTGATTCAATGGACAGACTGGACGTGATGATCGAGGCGGTTCAACGGGCGGAACAGGACTTGCGTGACTATCGCTGGATGGCGGATCGTGTGGCCGAGCACTACGCCCGGAACCGTGATGAGGATATTCAGGCCGCGACTGCGAAATATGGGATCGAGGCGACAATGCCGCGAGGGTCCGGCGTATCCGATCCTGTCGTCCGGGAAGTGCAGAAGCGGATGCGGGAGTTTGAGCGGATAAGGCGATTTGAAGAAAAGCTGAAACGGATTGATGAGGCCGTGGCCAAGATCACGGACGAGCGGGTGCGGGCCGTGGCCGAGGCGCTGATGGATGGCGAAAGGCTTTATATGATTGCCCAGCAGATCGGCGTGTCCAGATCGACCGCATACGAACTGCGGAAGCAGGTTGTTCGGCATCTGGCGCTTGCGCTGTATAGCGAAATGGTTGCTTGAACCGGAAAAATCGGAAAAACCGGAAAGATTGGACTTTGCTTGCAATCCGGGGTGGCGCCGAATTACAATAAGGGCAACAGAATAATGCCTCCGAGATCGGTCGAGAACTTTCTGGTTCCGGCCTTTTTTATCAAAAAAAGATGTTGCCAAAAGGATACGGTTGTGTTAATATAGAGACAGAAAGAGGAAAACGAAAACGGAGGTAATGAAAATGCGGAAGTTTAAGGGACTTCGCAAATTGGATGAAGTTATCTCGAAAGCCGAAGGCGAAGGCTGGGAAGTGGATGCGGAGGCATTCGCCTCCGGGAGCGACTGGATTTACTTGCGGGATATGTTCGGTGAAGTGAAAAGCAACGACGGTATGCCGACGCAAGTTGCTTATAACACCACGAACGGACACTTTTTCGTGTACACTCCGTTTCGAGAAAAAGCGGTCGCTTCCCACAAGAGTGCAGAACTTGACAACGAAGGCTGGTACAAGGCTTTGCTCGATATGTTCTACGAGCCATTAGAAAAAGAGACAGCGCGCCCCTGATGGGGCGTTTTTATATAAATCAAGGAGGAAGAAAATGCTAAAAGTCTATTGTGCATATGATGAAATGGTTGACATTGCAAAGCTGGTTCCGAATCCGAGAAATCCGAATCAGCATTCAGATAGACAGATCGAATTGCTGGCAAAGATCATTGAACATCAAGGTTGGCGGGTGCCGATCACGGTATCCAAACGTTCAGGATTTGTAGTGAGAGGGCATGGACGACTATTAGCCGCAAAAGCATTAGGATTGGATAAAGTTCCTGTTGATTATCAAGATTACGCAAGCGAAGCAGAAGAATGGGCTGACTTGATCGCTGATAATAGAATAGCTGAATTATCCCAGATGGATAACGCACTGTTAAAGGACTTGCTCGAGGAGATCGATACAGGCGAGATAGATTTAACGTTGACTGGGTTTGATGAGGAAGAAATCAAAAACCTTATGACGCAGTATTTCCCCGAAGATGAAAGCGATGTTAAAGAAGATGACTTCGATCCAGATGAAGTTGCAGAAGAAATAAAAGAACCTATAACAAAATCGGGCGATCTTTGGCGATTAGGTCGTCATTTTTTATTGGTTGGAGATTCGACCAAAATCGAAGATGTTAAGCGGCTCATGGGAAATGAAAAAGCCGACATGATTTTTACTGATCCACCCTATAACGCCGATTATGAAGGTGCCACCGGAATGAAAATAAAAAATGACAACATGGAGGGTTCCGAGTTTTATCAGTTCCTTTATGATGCTTTCGTGGCCATGTATCAAGTGACAAAAGAAGGTGGCCCGATATATGTGTGTCATGCTGATTCTGAGGGACTTAATTTTAGAAGAGCGTTCCAAGACGCTGGTTTCCTGCTTAAACAATGTCTGATTTGGGTGAAAAACTCGCTTGTTTTAGGCCAACGGGATTATCACTGGAAACACGAGCCTATTTTATACGGTTGGAAGCCCGGAGCGGCACATAAATGGTACGGTGGCCGAAAGGAAACGAGTGTAATTGAAGAACCAGTCGATTTAGCCATAACCCCTAGAGGAGATCATGTACTACTTACTTTTAATAACGGGGTTAGTTCAACAGTGGTGAAGGTTCCGAGTTACGAGATCGTCCACGATGGAACGGATGAGGGATTTACAACTTGGCGAATCGAAAGACCACAAAGAAACGCCGATCACCCTACCATGAAACCTATTTCTCTATGTGCTAGGGCTATTCGCAATTCAAGCAAACCTAATGATCGTGTATTAGACCCATTTGGCGGCTCTGGTTCCACTCTTATAGCTTGTGAACAGACTGGTCGTATCTGTCACACGATGGAGTACGATCCAGTATATGCAGAAGTAATTATCCGCAGGTGGGAAGAGTTCACTGGACAAAAGGCAGTCAAGTTAAATTAATCTTGGCGGGAGGTAGGTGCTATGTAAATGAGTAAAAAAGGAGGACGGAAAGGAAAATATCGTGAGTGGCTTACCGAGGAGGGTTTGACAAAATTAGAAGGCTGGGCGCGTGATGGCTTGACGGACGAGCAGATCGCGCACAATATTGGCATAGCGACAGGAACACTCTATGAATGGAAAAACCGTTTCTCTGAAATAGATGAGGCCTTAAAAAAGGGAAAAGAAGTCGTCGATATTCAGGTTGAAAACGCGCTTTTAAAAAGAGCGCTGGGCTACTCCTACGAGGAAACAAAAGTTATCGTGGAAACGGACGGCAGAAAACGAGTGGAGCGCGTGCAAAAGCATGTTTTGCCTGACGTGACAGCGCAAATATTTTGGCTTAAAAATCGACGCCCGGACAAATGGCGTGATAAGCATGAGGTTGATTACGGTGATCGTGTACATGGAAATATACAAGACTACATCGCCGCGCTAAATGAAATTTCAAAGGACGTATGGAACGATGAAGCGGAATAGGGCTTCAGCGTTTGAATGGCACCCGTTCAGCCGAAAGCAAAAGCAATTGCTCACATGGTGGATGCCGAAAAGTCCGTACCGGGATTATGACATTGTGATCAGTGACGGTGCAATCCGTTCCGGGAAGACGGTCGCCGGGATTGACAGCTTCATCACGTGGTCGCTTCACACGTTCCGTGGCCAGAACTTCATCATATCCGGGAAGTCCATCGGTGCGCTGAAACGGAATGTTCTGCGGCCCACGTTTCAGATGATGGCCGCGAAAGGGATTCCGTACCGCTACAACAGGTCGGAAGGCTATATCGAGATCGGGAGTAATACCTATTACACGTTCGGGGCAAATAACGAGGCCAGTCAGGACGTGTTGCAAGGTTTGACGGCGGCGGGCGCATATGCGGATGAAGTGGCGTTGTTTCCGCGTTCGTTCGTAGAGCAGATGATCGGTCGTTGCTCTGTCGAGGGATCAAAAATCTTCATGAACTGCAACCCGGCAGGGCCTTATCACTACATCAAGACGGACTACATCGACATGGCCGATGAAAAGCGCATCTTGCGCCTGCACTTCACGCTCGACGACAACCTGACGCTTTCGGAGGAAATCAAAGAGCGCTATCGCAGGATGTTCACCGGAGTGTTTTACCAACGGAACATTCTCGGCATGTGGGTGATGGCCGAGGGCGTTATCTATGATATGTTTGACCGCGAGAAGCACGTCGTTCCGACGCGCCCGCGGCCTTATACGCAGTATTACGTGAGCATGGACTACGGCACCCAAAACCCGACGACGTTCGGGCTGTGGGGGCTGTTCAACGGTGTCTGGTATAAGGTCAAAGAATACCATTATGACGGCAGGGCGGAGGCCCGGCAGAAGACGGACGAGGAATACTACGAGGATTTGGTGGAGTTCGTGGGGAATCTGCCGATTCGCTCGTTGATCATTGACCCGTCGGCGGCGTCGTTTATTACGCTGGTGAGAAAAAAAGGCCGGTTCCATGTGCGAAAGGCCAAAAATGACGTGCTGGAGGGTATTCGGAACGTGGCGACCGCGCTGGCGACAGGCCGGATCAAATATAACGATTGTTGCAAAGAGACGTTCCGCGAGTTCGCTTCTTATGTCTGGGACCAGAAGGCGCAGGAGAAGCGCGGCGAAGACGTGCCGCTCAAGCAGAATGACCATCACATGGACGGCGACCGCTACTTCGTAAACACGGTCGTCATGCGCGATTCCGCAATATCTTTCGATTGAAGGTGGTGAGATTGTGCCGACGTTGACGGACGAAATCATTGAGATCATCGAGGCCGGGGCGCAAGGCGCGTTGACACTGGAGCAGATCATCAAGCTCGAAGTCGATGAATGGCTTGCGTCGAATGAGCGGTTTATGATGCTGACCGGCCAGCGCTACTACGAGGGCGATACCGATATTCTGGGCCGTAAGCGCATGATCGTGGGCGAGGATGGAAAATTGATCGAGACCGAGAATCTGGCGAACAACAAGCTCGTCCACAACTTCGTGCGGAAACTGGTCGATCAGAAGGTCGGCTATCTGCTCGGGTTGCCGCTGACTGTCCAGACGACGAACGAGGAATACCAGAAGCGGCTGAACGAGATTTTCAATCGGGCGTTCCTGCGGATGCTCAAGAATCTCGGAAAAGAAGCCATCAACAAGGGAAAGGCGTGGCTTCACGTCTATTACAACGAGGATGGAGAGCTTAGCTTCAAAAAAATTCCCAGCGAGGAAATCATTCCACTGTGGCGCGACGCGGCGCACACGGAGCTTGACGCTGTTATCCGTGTATATGAGGTTGAGACGTTCGACGGCCCGACGAAGAAGATCGTCACGAAGGTCGAGTTTTGGAGCAAGGAAGGCGTTCAGCGGTACGTTCTCGATTCGGGAATTCTTTACCCGGATGTGGAAGCGGGAGAGTACGCGCCGCATGTCATGCTTGATCGCGGTGACGGAAACGCGGAGGGCTACAACTGGGAGAGGGTTCCGTTTATCTGCTTTAAGTACAACGACGAAGAACAACCGCTCGTGAAGTTTGTGAAGTCGCTGGTCGATGACTACGACAAGCACACAAGCGATAACAGTAATAACCTTGAGGACTTGCCGAATAGCATCTACGTTCTCCGCAACTACGACGGCACGGATTTGGGTGAGTTCCGGCGCAATCTGTCTATCTTCCGTGCTGTGAAGGTTTCCGACGAAGGCGGCGTAGACACGATCAATCTGAACATCAACGTCGAGGCCTCCGAGAAGCATTTGGACCGTCTGCGGAAGGACATCTACGAGTTTGGCCGGGGTGTGGACACGCAATCGGAGCGGTTCGGAGGCGACCGGTCGGGCGTGGCGCTCAAGTTCCTCTATGCTGATCTCGACATGGACGCCAATATCATCGAGACGGAGTTTCAGGCGTCGCTGGAACAACTGCGTTGGTTCATCGACACGCACCTTGCGAATACGACCGGAGCCGATTATTCCGGTGAGCAGGTGGACTTTATTTTCAACCGCGACATCCTGATCAATGAAACCGATGTGATCAACAATGCGAAGTCCAGTGTCGGCATTATCTCGGACGAGACGATCATCGCCAACCATCCGTGGGTGACCAATGTTCAGTCCGAGCTAGAGCGCATTGAGGCCCAGCGCCAGCGTGATATGAACGCCTTCGAGGATTATCAAGGCTTCGGTGAACAGGGGCAGGCGCAAGAGGACGGCGCGCAGGCGGGCGAAACTGAATGACACCGGACCGTGAGTACTGGCGCCGCCGAAGCGAGCAAGTCGCTCTGATGCAGTATGAAAAGGCCGACCGGTATGCCGAGCGCCTTCTGAAAGAGTATCAGAGGGCGATCCGAAGGATCGAGCGCGACATCGAAGCCTTTTACGCCCGGTACGCGGTCGAGAATCAGGTCACGATGGCCGAGGCCCGGCGGCTGTTGACGAGTGACGAGCTGGCCGAGTTCCGCATGACGCTGGAGGAATTTATCGAGAAGGCCAAAAACAACGTCGATGGCCGTTGGACGCGCCAACTGAACGCGGCGTCGTATAAAGCCCGCATTAGCCGTCTGGAGGCGCTTTTGATCCAGATAAGGCAAGAGGTTGAGGTTCTGCTTGGAAACGCCCACGCGGGCACGCAGGAGCTTCTGGCTGGTATCTACGAGGACACCTACTATCGAACCGTGTATGAGGTTCAGCGGGGGCTCGGGATCGGCGTTTCGTTTGCCCCGCTTGATAGACCGACCATCGAGAAGGCGATCATGATGCCTTGGCTTGGCGAGAACTATTCCGAGCGTATCTGGGCGAACCGAGACAAGCTGGTGCGTGAATTGCAGACAAAGCTGACGCAGGCGTTCATCCGGGGCGAGGGCGTGGCGCAGACGGCAAAAGACTTGGCCGAGCGGATGCAGGTGTCGTACTCTAGCGCCGAGCGGATTGTCCGAACCGAGAGCAGTTTTGTCACCCATCAGGCGACATGGGATGGCTACAAGGCGAGCGGTGTAGTTGAGCAATACGAGTATCTGGCTACACTGGACAGCCGAACGAGTGAGATTTGCCGTGTGATGGATGGCAAGGTGTTTCGGTTGAGCGAGAAGGAAGTCGGTGTAAATTACCCGCCGCTTCACCCGAACTGCCGCTCAACTGTGGTGCCGTATTTCGACGACGAGGACGATCCGGGTGAGCGCATCGCCCGTGACGCTGACGGGGGTGTGTACTATGTTCCGGGGAACATGACGTATCGGGAATGGCTCGAGCGCTATGTGGAGGGTCGATGAATCATGCCGATCATGCGTTGTCAGAAAAATGGGAGGCCCGGATACAAATGGGGAGAGCGTGGCACGTGCTACACGTACACGCCGGGGGATAGGGAGAGTAGGGAGAGGGCGCGTGAAAAGGCGCTGGCTCAAGGCCGGGCAATCGAAGCGAGCAAGCGGGCCAAATAGGCCTGTTTGTTATTTCCGCCGCTTTGGTATTTCAGGCGTAAAACGAAAGACGCTACCGGACGCGACCGGGTAAAAAGCGCAAGCGAACGAACGGGAGGATGATTTTCAT